GTCGTGCAAATCTCTATTCCCTCATAGAGAAGGGTCAGGAGGCAATCAATGGCATTATGGAGGTAGCAGGTGAAGGAGGCAGTCCAAGAGCATACGAGGTCGCAGGGCAGTTGATTAAGAGTGTTGCAGACACGACCGATAAGTTGATTGACCTCCAAAAGAAACTTAAAGAAGTAGAAGAAGATTCTAAAAAGACTACCAACAATGTTACCAATAACGCGGTATTTGTTGGTTCCACTTCAGAACTTCAAAAAATGCTGAAGCAAGGTTTTCTAAATAATAAGGATAATATTTAAAAATTATGAAAGACGGTAAGTCTTCCAAAGACAAAGGTTATTCACTCCGAGACTGGTTTAAAGGTGGTGGATGGAAACAAACTGGTGGTAAGTATGATGGGAAACCATGTGCTAAACAACCAGGTCAAACCACAAAACCTTACTGCCGTGATCCCGATGATCGTGCAGCAATGAGTAAAGATGAAAGGAATAAAAGAGCTGCTAAAAAACGTAGAGAAGACCCAAATCCAGATAGAACAGGAAAGGCAAAAATCGTGACTCAAGAAGAAACTAAAAAAGATGCTTGCTATAAAAAAGTAAAAGCAAGTGCTAAAGTTTGGCCATCTGCTTATGCTTCTGGACGTTTAGTTCAGTGCCGTAAGAAGGGTGCTGCTAATTGGGGTAATAAATCAGAGTCTTATGAGTTCTCTAACTGGAGAGATGATTTTCAAGCAACTGAATATGAATTTGTTGATCTCATCAAACCAGAACCACTAAAAGGTCAGCAGATTGATGAAAATGTTTCATCTGGAAGATCACGTCTTGCAAAATCGGGAAGAGTTGCGGGCAAAATAGTTGGTGCGGTTACTAATACCGAAAAATCTAAAGAATTTGAAAAGCAAAAAGCAAAAGATATTTCAAACGACAAATCATTCGCAGATAAAGTAGATGTATCAGGGTTGAGTCCAGCAGAAGCATTGACTAGAAAAAGACAAGCAGAAAGAAAAGCAGCAAGAGAAAGAATAAAATCTAAGGAAAAAGCAGAAAAAGAAAGATTCAAAGGAGGAAGATTTGGAAGAATGAGAGAAGAAGCAGAGTTGGATGAAAAATGTTGGGATGGTTATACCCAACAAGGTATGAAAAAGAAAGGTAAGAAAGTTGTTCCCAACTGTGTTCCAGTTGGAGAAGAAAAGCATACTCCAACCAAATCTGATTTAGAAGCAAATATTGGTGGAGGAAATCTTCAAAAACTTTCCAAGAAAGCATCAAAAAGAATTGATTATGATGTCGATGGTGACGTAGATTCTCAAGATAAAGTTGAAAAAAGTAAGGGAGAATATGGAGAGGAACTTCCAACTCCATTTGGTAAGTTTAGAACCGGGAATGCTAAAAAAGTAAAAGTCAAAAAAGAAGAATTTTTTGATTGGAGGGAAGAGTTATCAGAAGCATCTGTAAAAAAATATTGCCCCAAGTGTAAAAAAGTTGAAACAAAATCTCAATGTGCTTATGGACCCAAGTATTGGGAAGATAATGCTGAAGAAGTAGAAAGTGGAGATATGTCTGAAGGTGCTGCCTGGACAAAGAAGTCGGGTAAAAGTGAGTCTGGTGGTCTGAATGAAAAAGGTCGCAAGTCTTATGAAAGAGAAAATCCTGGTTCTGATCTAAAGGCACCAAGTAAGAAGGTTGGAAATCCTCGTCGCAAATCATTCTGTGCAAGAATGAAAGGTATGAAGAAGAAACTGACTTCTTCCAAAACTGCTAACGACCCAGATAGCAGAATCAATAAGTCCCTTAGAGCGTGGAACTGCTGATATGAAAAGTTTTCAACAATTTCTCTCAGAAAGCATCACCATCAATGGTGATTTTAACGGAACTCTCAATGTAGGAGGTTCCCAACCAGAGCAGGCATCGGAGTCTTTCTTTGCAGATGTTATGTGGGAAGGTAAACTTTACCGTTTAGAAGTAGAAGGTGCAATGATTTCTAAGAATGAACTTGCAGAACAAATCCAAGATGAATATCCTGGAGCAATTATTCATCAGATTTATCCCTCCACAGAAAAGTCGTTAAATATTAAGAGAGCACAAAGGTATCAACCTGAAAGAATGAGTTGGGGTGACTGATGGCACAGTGGAATAAAATTAAACAAGACTATCTCAATCAAGAGAGAAGTCTATTTGAAGTCTATATGTGTGCCGATAGATACGGCAACATTGATGGATGTCATGGAACAGCAAGTGGGAGTAGTGCATTTGGTGAAGTTGTATCTGTTCCTATTACACCAGTGTTTCAACTGGATGGATTGTATGGTTTAAACTCACAAAAGTTTGAAACATACTCATTTGGAACTGGTATTACAACTTCTACCACTTTGATGACGGCATCAACTGGAACTGGTGCCTATGGTTATGGAGTTGTTCGTTCTAAAAGGGCAGTAAGATATCGTCCTGGTCAAGGTGCCCTTGCAAGATTTACTGCACAATTCTCTGGTAGTGTAGAAGGATATACACAAAGAGCAGGTTTTTTCTCACAAGAGCAGGCACTTCAAGTTGGATTTAATACTAATGGAAGATTTGGCATTCTTCGTGAGAATGGTGGTAAGGCACATATTCATAGATTTGAAATTGCAACACCAGCAAGTGGAACTGAAACTATAACAGTAACTCTTAACGGCAATTCAACAGATGTTGTTATTCCTAGTGGAACAGTAACACAAAACGCAACTGGTATTGGAACTAATACTTTCCCTGGATGGATTACTGATTATCAGAATGGATATGTTGAATTTCTATCCACAAGTGTAGGTCCAAAGACGGGCACATTCTCTATCGCAAGTTCTGGAACACTTGTAGGAACATCAGTTACAGCACAAACAGGAGTCAATCATACTAGTGATTGGACATATCAGGAAGACTGGAACTTTGACACTATGGATGGTAGTGGTGGAGCATCGAATCCATCAGGTGTTACTTTAGATCCAACAAAGTTGAATGTATATCAAACCAATTTCCGTTGGTTGGGTGTTGGTGAAATGAGATTTGCCATTGAGAATCCATCAACTGGAGATATGATGCCTATTCATCATATTCACTATTCAAATAAAAATAATGATGTTCACCTAGACAACCCTTCTCTTAAAATTGGTTATGTTGCTGCCAACATAAACGGAAGTGCTGGTGTTGGTGTAACAGTATCTGGTGCCTCAATGATGGGTGCCATTGAAGGTGTTATTAATACTACTACATTCCCGACTGCCGCAACACGCACAAAGGATGGAGGAATGAATACAACTAATACAAAGTATCATTTACTTACAGTTAAGGGAAACTTGATTGCTAATAATAAGATTAATACTAGAGAGATTATTCTTAAGAGATTGAGTTATGCAGCAAAAATCGCATCTTCTGGTGCAGGAATAATTTATGTCTACCTTGACCCAACATATTCAACTGAAAGATTGGATTTTACACCGATTGGAAATGCTTCATCATTCTCCACTACAGATTGCACAATAACTGCAGGTACACCCATAGCAGCTTTCAACATAACATCTGGGTCTAATACACTTGACCTAGATAATTTAAGAGTTACTCTCCCACCACAAACAAAACTTACCGTGGCAATTTCTGCAGGTAATGTTATTGACGATGCGGCGTGTAGTCTAACATTTATTGAGGATTAAGAAAGGAGTTTTGTTATGAGTGAAGTTTATCTTGGCAATCCTTTATTAAAAAAGGCAAATACTTCTATTCAGTTTACTGAAGAGCAAGTTATTGAATTCATTAAATGTAGAGAAGATCCAATATATTTTGCAAAAAATTATGTGAAGATTGTTTCTCTTGATGAAGGATTAACTCAGTTTAGTCCATATCACTTTCAACAAAAATTAATTCAAAATTTCCATAATAATAGATTCAATATCTGTAAGATGCCAAGACAGACTGGTAAGTCTACGACTGTGGTTTCTTATCTTTTACACTTTCTTATCTTCAATGATAGTGTGAATATTGGCATTCTGGCAAACAAGGC